TCTTACTGATGACATGAAGGATGCTACAGCCATCTATGGTGCGAACACCTACATGCAACAACATGGAACACCAATCAAGGACATGTAAATTCAATGGAAGACACTGAGCTAAAAGTAGGCGGCTTCACCTTCAGAGGGTGGTACATAGCCGCCGCCTTGCCAATACTGTCTGCAATCAGCGGCGGTATTTATTATGGGTATGACACCCTCAATCGCTTTTATGACGTGGAAGCTGGGATTGATCTTGTGACTACTGAAGCTGACATGTTCAACGTCAGAGCCACAGACTTTAACTCGCGCATACAGGCACTGGAACAGGCGGTACAAGATAATGATGTTAGAGGTCTTAACACGCGGCTATCAACGATTAGTACGCAAATGCAAACAATTCTGGAACAACAGAAAGACTTGTTGGACTTACGTTCTAAAGTTGAAAAGTCGAGTACAATCACGGATCAGATCGGCGATAAGCTGGATGTTTACCAGACTGAGATAGACGACATCTGGAAGGCTTATGACAGTCTTGCCAGCAATCCACTAAACTAAGGATTACACACATGACAGAGTTTGAAAAAGCAGATGTTGATGGCAGTGGTGCTATAGACAAGACCGAGTGGGACAAGCTGTTACTTGATGACAAGAGAATGCAAATTGAAGATGAGAACAGCAAAAGAGATCAACAGCGGAAGATGGTGTGGTTCTCATTAGCTGGCCTATTGCTTTACCCAGTGATGATCATTGGTTGTAACGTAGTTGGGCAAACAGTAGCCTCTGAAAACCTCACAGCTATCGCCCCTACTTACTGCATAGCAGTGGTCGGTATAGTCACAGCGTTTTTTGGTTTCACTAATATCAAAAAGAAGGATGATTACTGATGATGGGACTAGGATTATTAGGTAAGGTCGCTGACCTTGCTGGGGCAGTCATAGATTCAAAGACTGTCGTTAAGAAGGCTGAAGCCGAAACCAAGATGAAGATTGCCACTGGTGAGATCAGCTGGGAACAAGCGGCTATCAAGGCCAGTGACAACAGCTGGAAAGACGAGGCGTGGACTATATGTTTCATAGCTATTGTCGCTTGCTCGTTTGTACCACCTTTACAGCCATACATGAAGGAAGGCTTTGCCAACCTAGAAGCCGCCCCACAGTGGTTCCAATGGTCACTTTACGCATCTATTGCCGCCAGCTTTGGCATAAGAACTATGAAAGGCTTTAAGAAATGAAGAGTAACTTTGATAAGTGCCTAGCGATGCTACTTGAACACGAAGGGGGTTTCACGGCAGATAAACGTGACAAAGGTAACGCTGGAGATGGACATGGCAACCAAGGATCAACAATGCTTGGTGTCACCTCAAGGGTCTACGCTGACTGGACAGGTAAGCCAGCACCAATAGAAGTCATGAAGGCACTTACGCCTGATGATGTTGCTCCCATCTACAAGAAGAACTACTGGGATCGAGTCAAAGGCGATTCACTTCCATCGGGCTTAGACTGGTGTGCATTTGACTGGGCTGTGAACAGTGGTTCGGGTCGCCCTGCCAAGGCTATCCAAAGAGCAGTAGGTGCTACTCAAGATGGAGCCATAGGTAATCAGACGCTTGGGCTGATAGCTGAGAAAGAGCCAAAGTTCATCATCGACTACGTCTACACAGTCAGGCAATCATTCTATGAAAGCCTAGATGACTTCAAGCATTTTGGCAGAGGCTGGAGTAGAAGAAACACTGAGACACTCCATCAGGCTATGGAAATGGCAGAATAATACATTAAAATGACAAAAAACACAGATCGTCCGACACTGGGTAGCGATCTGTGTTTTTTGGAGTCAAATTGATACACCAGTATTTACTTATTCTTCAACATAGTGCATATTATTTGCGTTACTCAGGTAACAACGGAGGGCAGTAGCTAGACATCCTTGAGATGACTTCCCTGCTCTCCACCCACCTCAGTTATATAAACGCCATCATGGGCATCTAAAGAGGCCATTAGGTCTAATACTTGTTTGTAGTTGATGGCTACTAGTTGAAACTCATTTAGTTCATCACAGAATTGCCGAATGAAACAAGTGCCATCGTCCTCAAGATACATCTCGACATCTTCAAACTTACCATCAGCATCTACTGATACAACTTTAGTATAGTTTGACTCTATTTCGACTGTGAACATGAGAAATACTTATCCCCCTGCTCTATCGGTATTTCTACTGTCATCCTTCGCATCCCACACTGAGGGCACTGTCGTTGCCTACGTTTCGATGGGTAGCCATATTTGAAGTGGGGGATGGTCTCGATTACTTTAGTCTTCACCATGCACTTAGGGCAGTGCGTTACACTATTCTTCATCACTGCTCTCTTTCCTTACCCAAGGTCTCTGGGCATTCTTTCTTCCACCATTGGAACCACTGACCTGACGTGCTCTATGCCAATCCCAGTTGTCTCCAAATGCGTAGCTGTTAATTCTGAATGTCTCTCGCATTCTTCTGTTTTCAATATCTGCAACAGACTTGTGCTGTAGCAACAACAGTTCTTCTCTGTTCATGTGCCTCTCCTTAATTAATTTTAGATGTCTACAAGTTCACAAGTCCCACCAGTGCAAGCTAATGTCTGTGAACCTTTGGTTGTGTCTTCTGACTCGTATTCAGACAGCTTCGTCCAATCGATTGCATCAGGCATTGCAAACAGTGCGATTTCATACTGTTCTTCATTGATGTCCTGATAGGGTGCTTGAGCATACGTATGGTCAAACCTTGGTAAGAAGCTGACACCAGACATCTCATCGAAATGCTTGTAGACAAACGCACCTACTTCTGCCCATTCGTCATCCCCGACTGATACAGTCACTGATGGCTTATGGTCTGTGTAGTGACGCTGGTACATCAGCCACATCTCCAGCTGTTCTATCGCTGTCATATCGTGACGTGTGACTGAGCCCTCTGGTGACTTCATAGGGAAGCTGAAGACAGTCGTAGTGTTTGGCTTCATCACACAAGGTTCTGATGGTATTCCTTGGTCTGCAAGGAAGTGTGTCAGTGGGTCTCTGTTGTCGCCACGTACAGTTCTGATGTAGTAGTCAGAGTGTCTCGCATGTATTCCGCTACTGCTATCTACAAGACTGGAAACCGTACCACTTGGCTTGACCGCCGTACACGCCGCCGACCTGTTGATACCTAACTCATCTGCAAAGTAGTTGTTAGTTTCTCTAGCAACCCTACGCCATGTACCTAGTCTATCCTCAAGTCCCTCTTCTCTTCCATTAGTCAACGTGCAGTCCATGATGCCTGTCATAGAAACACCTAAGAGTGCCTCTTCCTCAGTGTTGGTTGTCCAACAGTCACGCAAATAAGGAAAGTGAGTTAAGGTCGCTTGGATAGTACCTAAGATAGTTGCAAGACGTATCTTGTTCGAGATGTCAGCTTCAGTATCTGTAGCCCTAATAATAGCTTCTGTAAGGTTGCAGAATTGACCACCAGTTCCAACGATGCCTCTTGTCTTTGTTTCGCCAGTCTCAGGGTCTTCATATTCCTCAAGACGACTGCCTCGAAGCACGATTTCCGAACATGGGTTAGTCCCAAATTCCCACATGTGATCTCTAGTCCCATCGCGTTTAGCTTTAGTTCTAGCCGCCTGTCTATTGAAGATACCACGTTCACCAGAACCAGAGGCCGCTAATGACGCCCACTCGTTCATGAAGTCTACACCGCTGGGCTTACTTTCGAAGGCCACTGAGTTGTTAGCTAGAGCATGGTGTGGGTTGTCGATATACCACTCGCCTGACTTAGCTGTACGCATTTCGTCATCCGATAGATCACTTAGGCTGATCATCGCTGACCTACGCACACCACCAACCACAACTATCGATCCTATCATGCACATGATGCTGTGGACATCCAAAGACGACAGCTTGCTACCCTGCTTTTTCTTGAAAGTGTCTATGGTGTGTTCAAACAGTTCAACCAGTGGTTCAGCACCAGATGCTCTGCCACCAAATGTCTCTAAACGTGCACCAGCTGGTCTAACATTAGATACATCCCATGTCGGTATGTTGCCGTGGTTGTATAGCTCTTCAATGAGTTCTCTATACGCCTTCGCCCAGCCTTCCTTGCTGTCTTCTACAACAATCCTGTAATCACCAGCTGTTAGTCTAGGTACGTCTGGTAAGCTATCTACATACTTCTTTTCGACAGAGAAGCCGACACCAGTGCCACACAGTAGGATAAAGAGAACTTCGTCGAAGCATCTCATGTGATCTATAGGTGTGTAGGAGCAGTTGTATCCAGCTGTGTTGTCTCTGGACAATGCTTTACCAGCTGTCATCAATGCTCTCATAGATGGCATAACTTCTAAGTTTAATATTGCTTGCTCAATCTCATTGGCAATCTCACGGCTCACACGGGACTTAACCACGTTGTCCATGTATCGAGAGACAGTCTCAGTCCAGCTTTCACGTCTTCCTTCATCTTCTATCCATCTGGCATAGCGGCTGGTGTGTATGAAGGCTTGGTAGTCAGTAGGTAGTAAATTGTTCATGGTGTTTCTTCTTTTTCTTCAATGAGTTCAATAAGTCGATCTAAGTACCAACGGCACTTCTTTAGGTCTTCGACGGGTTTCTTTTTGTAAGGCCAACGCCACAGGTACTTGAAAGCATTCTGCCAGAGGTATGCATTGTGACCCCAGACCAGAGAGCCATCAGCCATCGCTTGCATTGCGTCGATGCATTCGATTGATCCTGAGTTGTAATGAGGTGGCTTGTTTACAGCTTCGTCTATCTTGTTGGTTTCCATAGTATGACCTCACCTTTCTCGTTGTCCCAATCCTGACAGCGCAAAATGCGAGCCATTCGTGCTTGTGTCAGCGCGTAGTCCGCTGATAGTTTTTCTTTTTGATATTGTTTGACGACAGCATCCCAAGTCGGGTGGTTTCCCAGTATCTTTTCAGCTGTCTTGATGCCTACCTTTGGACACCCACCATAACCATCGGTCATGTCACCCATCAGTGCTTGGATAAGGAAGTTCCTGTTGGCTTCCA